CGGCCCTCAAGAGGAAGACCAAATGAGGATCATCGACGCAGAGCAAGGCACTGAAGAATGGTTGATGGCCCGTCTGGGCTGTCCATCAGGGTCAGGCTTCTCGAAACTCATTACAGCTCAAGGCAAGGAGTCCACAAGCCGGAACGGTTATGTGAATGGCTTGATTGCTGAGAAGGTAATGAACGAGATTCCTGAGACGTATGAGAATGAATGGATGATCCGTGGACGGACCTTGGAACCGGATGCACGGGCTTTCTATGAGTTCGAGAGACGAGTATCCGTACAAGAGGTTGGATTCTGTAAGCATGATGAATATGAGTGCGGAATCTCACCGGACGGCCTCGTCAACGCAGACGGAGGACTGGAAATTAAATGTCCGGCTCCTGCTACGCACGTTAAGTATTTCCGTGCAGGGAAACTTCCATCTGAATATAAGGCGCAAGTGCAGGGATGTTTGTGGATTACAGGCCGCAAGTGGTGGGACTTCCTATCCTACCATCCATCCCTGCCGCCATTACTGATCCGTGTCGAGCGTGACGAGGATTATATCAAAGAGCTTGGACGCATCGTGATTGATGCTTGCAAGGAAATAGAAACTGAAAGTAAGAATCTGGAGAAATTCCTATGACGGAACAAAAGAAGTATGACAACAACAACGAGATTGCTATCTGGGCGAATGATCGGAAGAACAAGCCGACTGACCCTGACTTCAAGGGCAATGCAACGATTGATGGCAAGGAGTTTTGGGTTTCAGCTTGGAAACGAGATGAAGGTGCAAATGAACGTGCGCCAATCCTGAAAGCAAAGCTGACTGCAAAGGAAGCACCGAAGGATCAAGCGCAGTATTCAGGTAATGCACAACCTGCACCGGCTCCTGATCCAGTCACTACAACCAATAACGCAATTCCATTCTGAGGTAATCATGCAGTACACAAACATAGGCCGTTGCCTAAAAGTTGCTCAAGCCCTACGCGATGTGAAGAACATCGATCTAGCTAGAGAAGTTGGCGTAAAGCCGCAACAGGTGATTCGGTGGAGAAACAGTCAGGATATGAACTTCCATCGTGTTCAGTGGTTCGCAAACCGATTCGATATGACTCTTAGCGAGTTTCTAGGATTGGATGATGCAAAAGGCTAAGTACACAGTCACATCGAAAGAGATGCTGGATCAGGTCTATCGAGATGCCCTTCGGGGCATCGAGGACAACGGGTTCATTCATCTTGAATGGAAAGCTGGCAGTAACCGTAGCATCAACCAGAACGACTTATACTGGATGTGGCTCGGAGAGATTGTTAGTCAAACCAATGCAAAACTAGGTGATGGAGCAACTCCATTCATCAAGGAAGAGATGCATGAGTGGCTTTGCGAAGAATTTCTTGGGTACGAAACCCGTACCGTAGGTAGGAAAGAAATTACGATCCTTAAAGGAACATCAAAGCTACTTAAAGGTGAAATGTATTTTTATATGCAACAGGTTGACGCTTTTGCTCATTCAAAAGGATTTAAGCTGACCATTCCTGATGATTCTGAGTACATGAAACTGAAAGAGAGGGAGAATCAGTGAACCCAGTAGAGTCTTGGGAGGGCAGAAGGGCAAAGCATCGTGCGGCCCAGCTCACAGAGCATGATGTTTACCTGATTAAAGGCTTGCTGAAGGAGGGGCTTCGCCCAGTAGAGATTGCTAAGAAGTTCGAGGTGAGCAAACACATTATCTATCGGATAAGGAACCGTCAAACATGGCTCCACGTTCCTGAGTATGGTGAAGCATGATTGTTGAACTCAACGACACCGAAGTGCTGATCTGTACTCAGGTTGCCATGATGCGTAACCAGATTGCTCGTGCCGCAGGAGTCAAAGATAAGCTGGTATGGAAGGAAGGCAACAAGCTACGCATCGAGACAATCGGCGTGATGGCTGAACTGGCATTCTGCAAATGGGCGAATATCTATCCAGAACTGGATGTAAAAGCACAATCAGGGACGACAGATGTGATCTATCAAGGCTGGAAATGCGACATTAAGGCAACTGAACGTGCAGATGGGCGGTTATTAGTGTCACAATCGAAAAAGAAAGAATCTTCAGATGTGTATATCTTGGGGATAATTGATGGAAATTCTGTGGACTTCTCTGGGTATGCTTTGACAGATGACATCATGCAAGAGGCGAATTTAAAGGATTTGGGCTACGGTCCAACATTTTGTATGGCACAGGATCAATTGACGAGATTCAAAGATGCAAGCCAAGTCGCGTAGATGTAGTCAGTGTAAAAAGAAAGTCGATTCAGAAAATACATTGGCTCGTGGTTTGAGGGCTTTTTGCTCGATGGAGTGTCTAATGCTGTACACCAAGTCCGAACAGGGCAAGAAGACCGTTAAGAAGGCCATAGAGCGACAAGATCGTGAAGATAGGGCTAGGGTACGGGAAAAGCAAAAAAGTCGCTCACAGTGGCTCCAAGAGGCTCAGAGTGCATTTAATGCTTACGTTCGATGGCGTGATCGGCATGAAGGATGTATTTCCTGCGGTAAACACGTTGGGAATAAATATGGCGGCAACTATGATGCCGGTCATTACCGTTCGAGGGGGTCAGCTCCGCATCTCAGATTCCACTTGTGGAATTGCCATAAGCAGTGCGTGAAGTGCAATCGTTACCTGTCTGGCAATGTTTCACAGTTTCGAGTCGCACTGATTTGGAAACTAGGTCACGATAAAGTCGAGTACCTAGATTGTTTGCAAAGTACCAAAGAGCATGATATAAATTACGCGAAACGTGTAAAAAGTATCTTTACTCGTTTACTTAAACATCGTCAGAAACTAGGGGGATATAGAGATGGCGACTATTAAACTGGCAGAAGAATTCGAACAGTGGGCAAATCAATTCGTTGATATGCAACAGTTCGATGGCGGCGAAGATAAAGTTCAAGTGAATTTGACAGCAGATCAAATTGGAATTTTGATTGAACACATGGATCAAGGTTGTACTCATACACCAGAAATGATCCGATTGGCGAGACTTTTGAACAAAGCACAAATGTTGCTTGGGCATGAAAGCCTCAAACATACATACGATGTTGTGAAAGGATATTCCCGTGAAGAATGATGCGAAATATCCAACTTGTCCGAATTGTGGTGACAATGTGTTGCGCGAGCATCTGAATATGGGTGATGAAGTTTGCCGATTCTGCGGGCCGACTCGTGATCTGGATACATACGGTGAGCTGGAGAAAGAGCGTTTCGACGCATGGTATTCTCAGTATCTCGATGAGAAAGGAGCTGAATGATGCAAGTTAATGCGAAGTTTTTCTGCAATCACTGCGGCTCGATGTTCGATGCAAAGGACACAGAGCAAGCGAGTATTCGCTGTCCTATCTGTGATGGGTATAAGGTATCGCTTCAGCTCGATCTATGGAATGAGCCTGATCCGCAGGAGTTTTCATCTGATGTTGACTCCGATGGGATACCGGAGTAAAAAGAAAAATATGTGCCGGACGGGGTGTGAGAAGCCCCTAGCAGACCGGACTGAGATTCGGGAGAAAGTACCCGTGACCGCACTCCGGCACACGGGTCAAATGTAAACAAAAATAGTTACATTATCAACACTTTCCTTCTCTCAGTCTTTGTTAGCTTTTGTTAGCTTTTGTTAACGTCCGTGGAAACTGTCGCATCGTGCAGTAGTACAAAAAAGCGAGACGTAGCGTCCAACCTTTGAGGGCGGGACAAACAGCGTTAAAGGCAACCTTCGGGTGGGTGAGGTGTTACGAGCCTCGGCTATTGCCGCCAAAACTCGTTGCTGATGACTGGATGCTACTGGACCAAGACCAAACCATTCAGGGGGTTGCCTAATAGCCCTCAAAAAGACAACTATGCCTAAAAAAAGGAAAAAAGATGGAGCTACGTCCACACCAAGAAAAAGCCGTAGATATGTTGAGAGACTCACTACGCAGAGGGAAAAGAAGGCCAATATTAGCCGCACCGTGTTCATTCGGTAAGACAATTACAGCGGCCTACATCTTTGAGGAAGCAATCAAGCGCGGGAAGCGTGGAATTTTTATCTGTGATCGGATCAAGCTGGTAGAGCAATCACTGGAAGCCTTTGATATTCACGGCTTAGAAACTGGGGTTATGCAAGGCAACCATCATAGATCGGATAGTTATATGCCGGTCCAGATTGCCAGTATCCAGACTCTTGCACGGCGTTCGAGAATGCCAGCGTTCGACTTTGCGATTGTCGATGAGTGTCATTCTGTCCACAAATATCTGCTGGAGATGATGCAAGCGTACAACGCAATTCCTTTCATCGGCTTGTCAGCCACACCGTTCAGTAAAGGGCTTGGCACGATTTACGATGATCTGATTGTCCCGATTACGCCAGTGGAGCTACTCGAACAGGATTATCTCTGCCCGATCCATTACTACGGCGGCAGGAAAGTCAATCTGGATGATATGAACCGTAGGGCATTGCCTACCGGCGGCACGGACTACGATCCAAAGTCATTGGAACTGAGGATTGAGAAAGATGCGCTATTGGCAGGGGATATTGTCAAAAACTGGCTAAAGCATGGCGAAGATAGCCAGACCATCGCATTCAGCCCATCGATCAAGCACTCGAAATACATGGTAGAGCTGTTCCGTAAAAACGGGATAAGCGCAGAACACATCGATGGATATACCGATCCAGATATACGGGAAGTCATGTTTAACGCTCATGATCGGGGTGAGTTTAAGATTTTGTCTTGCTCGAAACTTCTGAATGTGGGGTATGACGCACCGTCTGTCCGGTGTTTGATCGACTGCTATCCAACGACTAGCCTTATTTCGTACGTCCAAAGGGCAGGAAGAATCGCCAGAACAGCACCAAACAAGCCGTATTCGATCTACTTAGACCATTCTGGCAACGTAGCGAGGCACGGATTCGCAGAACACGTTGTTCCTTTAGAACTAGATACAGGTGACCGGCCATTCTCTGAGTCCAAGCAGGTGAAGGAGAAAAAAGAGGCGACTGTATGGGAATGCCCTGAATGCTATCAACAGCGTACGGGGATGAAATGCCCA